TCCTCTTCTAACGCTACCTTGGTTGGTTGCGAGTATAGTTGAGTCATAGATTTTGCAAAAAGGGACAACTCCGTCTGATGTTCCATTACCTGTAATTCTTGCTCCGGCGGGTCTAATCATATTTACACCGATACCTACTCCGCCGCCGTGTTTTGCAAGTAGCATCATTTCTAAATTTTTCTGTCCAATATCTTGTATTGAATCTGCCACGTCTATACCAAAACAGCTTATAGGTAAGCCGCGATCAGTACCTGTATTAGACAGCACAGGAGAGGCTAAACATAGCCAACCCTGCCATATATACTCAAAAAACTTTTCAGCGAGTTCTGGCTTATATAAACGTCTTGCAACAGCATTACAAACTCTCATATAAGCGTCACGTGGTGTTTCTCCTTGTAGAAGATAACCACCAGCAATAGTTTTTTTATAAACTTCGGTATCACCCCAGGACGGGTAGTCAACACCTTTTTTCCACTCGTTATTCCACATCTAATTTTGTTTCTTCAGTTTTCGTCTTGTTCAAAAAATCTGTTTTCATATCTTCTAGTGCCTTCTCGTACCCAGGCACTCGTTTTAAGGTCTCTAGCGTCCCAACCGAGAGGTCTTTTAAGTTTTGCAGCTCCTTTATTATTGCTTGGGTGTTGGCCCCGAGTATTTCTACTCTGTTCCACATCTCTATTAGTTTGTTTTCTTTCATTTTTCATATATTTTTACTTAAAAATACCGGGCTACCGTCTTTTGTAAATACTTTAAAAAAATTTTCTTCTTCAATTATTTCAATTTCTTTATTTTTAAATCTACTTGGGTATTTTTTAAGCGCGTATTCTTTTATTTTATCCATTATTAAATAAGTATATTAAGTATCCTATTGTTACATTTAAATTAACGGCTACTAAGTTCCACTGTTTAGCCACAAAAACTTGGGGCGTTGATAATATTCCGCCTATAACGTAAGTAATGCCACCTATAGAACCATAAGACAAAAGATAAGGAGACATCATAATAAAAGCTGTTCCCATGTACCCTAATCTATTAGATATACGTTCTTTAGCGCTTAGCCTGCGATCTTGAACTAAAAGTCTTAAAAAGCTTTTTTTCCATCTAAACTCACACCTTTGGCAAGTCTTTTTACCGGCATGTTTAAACTTAGAGTTTTTCTTACGTTTCTTGCATATATTACATTCTCTCACTACCAAATATCTTCAAAATCTTCTCCTTCATTTGCTTTTGAGTAGTCAGTGGGACGTACAGCAAAAAAATCAGTATGAGTGTGGCCACCAGTAAGATGATAAAACCAATCAAGGGATTCTGCCCCTGATTCATCGTAACTAAAGTATCCGCCGAGGTCGATGTAACCGAGCTCAACCAGCTTTTCATTAAGTCGCTTTTTAATAAATTGTTTAAGATCATAAGCTTTTAAATTTTCAATATCACCGAGCTCGAACATTTTGTCAATATATTTTTCTTCTGCGTCTAGCATTGTTTTAGCCGCTTCAATTACATTTTCCCTACAATCTTCTAATAGCGTTGGTATTTCATCACACATATGTCTAAACAATTGACATCCCATTTTAGAGTGTAGAGATTCATCCCTTACGCTCCATTTCATTTGCTGTCCGATACCTTTGAGTAAATTACGTAATTGAAAGCTATAAAGAACAGCAAAAGCAGAATACAAACTAACTCCTTCTGCGAATGCACTAAATATAGCCAGTGATTTACCAATACCCACGGGATCATTACCATTGTAAGCAACGAGATTATCAAATCTATCTGCTGTTGCTGGCTCGTGTAAAAATGCTTCAAAATCTTCAAGACCAAGTGTTTCATTTAAATAACTATAAGCAACCGCATGAATTGTTTCTTGTGAGCCAAACATCATTGCCATTTGTTGTATTTCATGTTTTGGAAACCAACCTACAACTTTTTGTGTCCAGTAATCTGAAACAGCACATTCTGTTTGTGCAAAGCCCAATAATATATTACCCACCAGGTTGCGTTCTTCTTTTGTTAACTTTTCGTTCCAATCCTTAACGTCACCTGACATAGGTATTTCGGTATGGAGCCAGAACGCTTGAGCTTGCTTAAGCCAGCCCTCAGTATAGTATTCTGGGTATTCAAATGGTTTGTATGCGATTCTTTCATCAAATAACACCATTATTATCTTCTTTAAAAAATGTTAATATTAATTCTATAAAAGGTAAATACAAAACGTGTTCTGTATTATTATCATTTTCATAGGTCCTTATTCCAAATAAGATACCAGGATAAGTGCCTATTTCTAATTGCCAATCTCTCATCAATAAATATATATTTTATTTTTTTTATGTAATTCTACTATATCTTTATATTTTATATAACCTTTATTTTCTATAGACCATTTAGCGAAACGGTCAATTTGGCGTATAGCATAGTTTTTTCTAGCTAGTTCTTTCGCATTTCCTTTATTATCTCTATTACCCGATCGCATTCTTTTTGATTTTGTGGTTTAAATAATACACAATTAGGAAACTGCTCTGAAACTAATTTTTTAAATAGCTTCCAACGTATAGGGAAAGACTCATTAGCCCTCCCCTTTGTTTCAATAATAAAATCTTCGCCAATAAAATCCGGAGTATACTTGATAGGTAGTATTCTCTTGGATCCTCTATTGGTAAATTCACCTTTTCCATTAGCTTGCTTTTCATATGCTTCATTCGCTAAATGAAAACCATTGACTAAAACAAAAGTTTCTCCTTCATATTTGGCTTTAATTTTATTTTTACGTAAGGCCATATACATATATCTTTCTAGCCCTGAAGCAAAATTAATACCATCATAAGTTATTTTTTTAGATTGTACTGGCCCTCTTTTTTTAGTTTTCTTTCTCATTATACTGTTTTAATAACTGCTCTTGAAAATCTTCTGTTAAGCATGTTTTAAGCTTTTCAATATAATTAACTGCATCCATAAGCTCTTCTTGTAAGTGTGTTAACCATACGTCAACATGGCTCACATCATCATGCAACGTTACACCGTATTTTTTATAACCTACATCAGAACGCTTTTGAAACTTTTCAATTACTTGTTGAATTATTTTATCTCTCATACTGTATCTTTTACGAATGTACCATTCTTCATTGAACCAGTTCTATTAGATATTTCATCATAAGCAGCCCCAATACAAGTTTCAATGTTGACGTCGTTAAGATGGGCAAGATTAGTGAGCACAACAACACAATCACCAATAGCGTCAATAAGATCGTCTTTGTTGCTTTTAAGTACTGCCTGCGATAATTCTCCGGCTTCTTCATATAATTTAATTAATTGTGTTTTAGAATCACCTTTGTCGTATAAGCCTCTTTCTTTAGCCCATTCTCTAATCAATTCAAATTGATCTTGATGAGAATATAGTTTTTCAGGTGTGTGTTCTTTATTTAAAAAAGCCTCATAAAAAGCTTTATTATAAATGTAACAACGGTTGTTATTATACATTGAAGGTTTAGCATTAGCTAGTATCCAGTTAATAGTTTCATCAGAAAGAAAAAAGGTTCCAAATGATGTTTTCCATTTGAGACCTTTATTGTCTAATAAATTACCCTTTAATTTGTTTAAAGGGACTGGGAATGTTGAGGTTTGTTGTGTTGGGTTTATTTTCATTTTATTTAATTTAATTAAATCGGTGTATAACTGACGGTCTGTTCTGTAACCGTATTTTTTTGTAAAATCAATTCCATTTCGGATGCTTCCCGAACATCTTCAGATGAAAATATGATCTCATATTCTCCAGGTTTATAGCCCTGTTGATTATGGACACGTTTATTTAAATTACGCGTCATACCTATTTTTTTATCTGGAATATGGTAAATATAATACATTTATCTAAATTTAGCAACTACTATTATTTTTGTTGTAGATCTTGCAACACCAAATCCTACAAAACTATAATTTGGCGCGAGCATATTATCCAAAGTTATTGGGTCATCTGTATCTATTGCCCAAGCTATAGACGCGTCTAAATATGGGTTATAGTTAATAGGTATGTTAACATTATCAATTGAAAATATTGATTCTCCAAAATCATCATTTTGAGTATATAAGCTATTTGATAATAACAATTCATTAGCAAATCTGCTTGCATATAAACACAAGTCAGGGTCTATACTGAGGTCATCTTCATAATAATATGTTCTTAATGTATTTTGAAACTTTAAAGCTTCATTGACGTCTGATTGACCTATTGCGAATATAGGTAATAATAATAATATATATATAATTTTATTCATATTTTTTTTCTTTTATTTTATTAATAATTCTTTTACTTCCTTCAGATAAAAACTCTGACATATAATTACTTTTTTTAAACCAAAGCTCAGTATCCGACTGAGAGTGGGGCTTTGATTGGTGGGTGTGGTTCATATCCTTGTAGTTTAATCATGTTACGAGTTGGTATTCTTAAGAATTGTCCTGCCCCTTCAATAATATTAAGCCCAAAATCGACGCTAACATTAGGCAAAGGCTTAATAGAGCGGCTTAAATACTCTTTAGCTTGATCATGATGATTATTATAAAGATGGCAATCACCAAGTGAAGCAATAAGTTTATTCGGTTTATACCCAAGTCCTTCAGCGAGCATAACAAGTAATAAGCCATAAATAGCAAAATCGTAAGGCAAACCAAGAAAAACATCAACTGATCGCTGACTCCACATAAGATCCATTTTACCATCATTTATATAAATTTGAAAATTATAATGGCATGGAGGCAAAGCCATATCGCTAAGATCAGATGGATTCCAAGCGTTGACCATAAGGCGTCTACTGTTCGGATCTTTTTTGATGTCAGTAATAATTTTTCTAATTTGATCAATCCCATTAAAATTGCGCCACTGAACGCCGTAAATAGGACCAAGTGTCCCGTCTGTTCTACCGGACCGCTCATAATCCGCATTCCAATAAGTAAGACCATTATCATTAAGATACTTAATATCTGATCGCCCCTCAAGGAACCAAAGTAGTTCTGTGATTGCATGTTTGAAATATATTTTTTTACCTGTTAATAAGGGGAATCCAGCTGCCATATCATGCTTAAGCATTCGTCCAAAGACAGCTCTTGTCCCAGTTCCTGTTCTATCATTTTTAGGTACTTCTCCGTGGAGTAATGATGATAATAATCCTCTGTATTCATCTTCTACGTTTATCATAATAGTATTTACACATTTCATAATAACTGACCCATATGGTGTCTCTATCGTATTCATAGGGCGCTAAATGCACTTTCTTATAGTTGTTACTCATCGCTATTCCAATGTGCCATTTATTTTGTTCATTTTTTATACCTATAGGAGATATTATTATACCGTTGTTGACACAATACCTATACCATTTTATTTCATCTTTTGATGGAATATAACTTGGCATTGGTACTGGTTTTTTCCATTTAGGCATTATTCCCAGGGCATTTTATCTTCTATACCAATAGGCTCGTGTGGCATAAAACAACCAGACTTTGGTTCCCATTTAAAATGGGCTTCAGCACCGTTCTCGCCTAGGTTTTGAAATTTGACTTTAAGTACTTTTGCCTTAACTGTCCTATTTTCATAGTCACGATGTACAAGTAAGCCATGGTAACTAGCATCATACCATTCTCCACCGCCTTTAATGTTGTACATAGTCGGTTCTTCAATTCTACCGTTTGCGTCTTTATACATTTTAGTTGGGTGCGCAACAATAATAACAAGTACATCATATTTTTTAGCAAATATATCAATTTTAGTCAAATATTCTAGCGTATAAGTGTTAACGTCTCCATTAGCAGAATCCATATCTCTTACTTTATTATATGGATCAATTACTAAACACTTTATCCCTTTTCTTTTTACAAGTTCAGCACCTTTGCGTAATACAGCGTCTAATGTGTACCTTTCCATATCTATAAAAAAGAAATTGTCATTAACGTGTTCAGCCACTTGATTCCATTTATCTCCGCCAATTTCAGATTTTGTAGGCATACCCTGCCATACTTTACGCATTAGCTTATGAGCATGCAAATACGTTGGTTGATTTTCAGGTGAAGCATAAGCTGTTTTCCATCCATGTTTGTTATTATAACCAACCGTCATTTGATCTACAAAGTCTGATTTACCAGAAGAGGGTATACCAGTAACAGTAATGAACTGCCCAGTATAAGTAGAAAATATATCATCAAAATTAGGTAATCCGACTTGATAACCCGGTTTAAAACCATTTTGTACAAAATCCGTAATTTCGCCTTCAATGTCCCTGAACGTTGTAACGTT